AAGTAGATTCCAAGCACTCCGTTTCTGTCCAGTGCAAGCGGTCGCTCCTTCCCCTGTCAGCTTACACTAGGTCCGGCGATGTGTCAAGTGTCCCGCTCACATGCGCCTGCCGCCATTTGGCGACACGTTCCTCGACCAACCGCTCTAGCTGCCGATGCGTGTAGCGAAGGGACGGACTGACCCAGGAGTTGTGTGCATTGGCATATAGCGCAATCCGTTCGCGACCGTACTGTATGGTGGCCGAGGCAGCCTGCTCCGTCAGATCATCGATCACCAGCACAACACGCTCGCGGTCGATCGTCCTGACCAGGCGCTCGTACTTGTCCTCGTCGTACAACAGGCCGCTGTAATGGATGTTGTGCCTCTCTAGCCAGAAGCGCGTGTCGGGGTCGATCCCATCGAGCCGCAGGTACGGCCGCGTCGTCGTCAGCCAGAGTTCGCAGCCCGATTCCTGGATTGCGCGCAGCAGGGACAGGGAACCCGGGAACAGGGGCATGGAACGTTTCATGCCGCCCTGCCTGTAGGCCAGCTTGATCGTGCGGTACTCGGGCAGGCTAATGCCAAGGTACTCGGCAAAGCGCCGGTTGCTCTGGTAGCCTTCGGCCGATGGCAGCTTGCGCTGTAGGTACTGCTGGGCGAAGTTGATGAAGTGCCCGTGGTAGTCGCCTAGCGTGCCGTCGATGTCGCAGGCGACGACCGGTGTGATTGGCCTACTGCATTGCGTACAGAGCATGGGCCACCTGAATCCCCGTGTCGTATCCGTCGTGTGCCAGAACGCCCTTCTGCCAGCACCCGTACCTGCCTGCCCGGAAGTAGCGCGGGCTCAGGTGACAGTCGCAGTCCGTCCAGAGAGGCTTGCGTACGTGCGACCCTCCGAGTACCTCCAGGTCAGCCGGGTACTCGGTGCTGCCATGCCCGAACAGGTTGCTCGACCTGTACCAGTTATCGTACTCGGTGCCGTTGTAGATGATCTGGTTGTGCGCGATCACGTCATGTGCCTCGCCGATGATGGTCACGCCGACGTCCGGGAATACGTGTAGCCCCGGATACTCACAGAACACCTTGGCAGGTGCGGTGTTGATGATGGCGCTGTACGTACGCAGGATCATTGGTATGTGCACGGGCTGGACGTGCCGGATGACGATCTTGTCTCTGAACAGATCAAGCAGCTTGCGATTGGTATGTGTCATGTTCCAGACCGCTAGTGCGCCCTGATACTCATCCCAGCTTGTCGGCCCGTCCAGATTGACCGACCCATACACCTTGTCCCGGTAGACCGACTCCTCACCCCACTTCGTGATCTGCACCATCGCGTCTGCGAACACGCCGGTCAGGCCAGGGATCGCCCGGTGTAGCACCTGCGCACCAAGAAACCTCTCGCGTACCTCGGGCGCATAGATCGTGGCGGCGCAGCCCTGCGACTCGACCGCGTACGCGGCGAGCAGGCCCGCAGGCCCCGCACCGATGATTGCTACTTTTGGATTCACGTCTCTCCTTCCCTCTGCCGTAGTGCTTCGCCAAGTGCCTTGCGGAACTCGGGGTGCATCACCAGCAACCGCGATGCCCCGCCCTTGTCTTTTACCAAGAGTCCTTGTCGCACGAACTCTCCGATCTGCTCCTGAATCGAACCCCAAACGGGATCGTTGCGCAGATTGTTGGGATCGATGCGCAGCGCTGAGTCATTCCAACCCCCGACGAAAGCCTTGGCCGTACTCTGCTGCACGCTTGTCAATCCTCGGGTACTGAACAGCAGCCGAACCGCGCTATTGATGGCGGTCTGTAGTGCTTCATGCTTCGCCTTGCGCTCTCGCATGAGGCCAGCGTAGCCAGACTCCTCATTGACCTCATCGATGAACAGTTTGGCACATTCGAGATGCGCGGCCGTTACCAATACCTTCTCGTGTGCGTCGTCTAGGCTCATCGTCAGATTCGCGATCGCAGCCGCACACTTGAGGAGTGTCTGTCTATTGGTCTGAGGGTGCATCACTCCGATGTGATCGAAGTCTGGGTTGTATAGCTCGGCGTACTCGTCGCAGTATTCATCCAGCAAGGTAACGAACCTGCCGCCGTGCGGGAAGACGATGTTCTCTGGCGGGAAGGTTCGGGCGACATACGCGATCCATTCGCGCTGCTCCTGCGGCATAAAGGGCAGGTCACTACCGACCAGGTCTTCCTCGGCCTGCTGTTGCTTTGGCCTGCTGACTCCCGGCACTGTCACCACTAGGTCGGTGCGGGCACGTGTCTCGGGCTCCGGATAGTTGAGGATCATCGCCTCGACCAGCCGTACCTTCATCGACTCGGGCGGGTTCATGATGGTAGCAAACCGAGCCTCGGCATCGAAGCGGCCGACCGCTGCCATCTTCACGTCTACAAAACCAGAAGCCCGCACGGTGTTCAGCGCACTCATCGCCCCAGGATCTTTGCGCACCAGAGTCTGTTGCTCATCCAGAAACACGTACCCACCGTGATTGCGAGGGAACACTCCGGGCTGAGTGTACCATTTCTTGCCGATCTGCTGCGATGATGCCGTGAGTCCCGCCTTGGTCGTGTTCTCACCCGACACCATCGAGTCCTCTAGGTCTAGGCCGTCATGCCCGAATGCCTTGGCGACCTCACGCACGGTCGTCGTCTTGCCCGTACGGGTCGGCCCCGCTATGGCAGTATCGAGACGTCCCGACTCTATCTGCCCGCGCTCACCGATCCTGATCCTCTGGAAGCTAGCGAACAGCATGGACATGATGACATGCAAGCGCGTTTGCTGGTAGATACCGGTACACTTCAAGGCTAGGGTATCGGCCGTGTTGTGCAGCCATGTCAACAGAGACGAGGCATCGCCATCCGCCGGTGTCACATAGGACTTTGGCATCATCATCGCCCGCTTGACCGGCTCCTCGACGGCAATGACCAGAAGCGACTTTGTCCTGTCCTTGGATGACACTGACACCCGTGCTGTCATCTGGTAGATGCCGAGCGGCCTGACCTGTAGATTGCGCTCGTAGGCACAGAACACCAGATGGACGTCATTCCTACCCCGTTCCCTCACGACCATTGGGCGATAGGTGATGTTCTTCTGCACCTTTGACTCTGCCCACTTACAGATGTTCCGCTCTGAGTGAATCTTTGGTAGGCACTGACCGACGGTGAGGCCAAATAGGTCGTCAATGAGTCCCGCATCCTCATCGTTGGCTATCGATAGCTCCCAGCGGGACGGACCGAACTCCCCGTTCTTTGGGCAGGTTGCGCAGGGTGTCACCTTGGTGACGTCCCTCTTACACTTGACCACCACACCTTGCTTGGGGATTGTCAGTACGTCGTCCAGGAAGCTGAGTATCTCGATATTGGACAGGGCGATGAGCTTGCCATCGTATGCGGCATCGGTTAGTGCCGAATGTAGCGAAGGGCAGTGAACCGCTGTAAGCGATTCTACGGGCAGGTCCGCCCGACCCTGTACCCTCCCCCGGGGGCGGCGCGCGGCCCGTACAGGCGTGCTCACGGCGGTTCCCTGCCGCTTTCCGGGGCGACGGGGCGAGGCGCCCCCGGCAGGATCGGCCGAACGTCCGTTCGTGTCATCGGTCACGAGGTCGAGCAGTTGGCGCTCTGCCTCATCGGGCCTGCCCCTCCTGTCCTGCCAATAGTCGGTCAGGTCTTTGCCGCCATCATCGGTGACAGGGTAGGGCAGTAGCACATCTTTGGTATCGAACAGGCGGCCAAGGTGAGCGGCTGCCGCCCGACCCGGCTCGTCGCAGTCGAAGATGGTGATGACCTCGGCGGGCTCGCTCGCGAGGATGCGCTTGACGGCCATGTTGTCCGAGTACAGCTTGCGAATGGCTCCCGTCCCGTTCGTGAAGGTGCGGACGGTGTAGCCGTACTTCTCCAGATGTTGCATTGTCGCGAGGCAGTCCCACTCCCCCTCGACAATCACGAGCTTGGCGTGCTCCGGGATATCGTTGTCCGGAAAGAGGCCGATCGATCCATACCCGGTGTGATTGAGAATCTTGGGATTCCGTGCCGGGTTGTAGTACCTCACGTTGACCAGTGCGCCGTCATGCCACATCGGCAGGATATAGTCCCCGCCGTTCTCTCTTGGCCTGTAGCCGATCTTGAACCGCTCAATGGTCTTCGGCTCGATCCCGCGCTCGGTCGCTAGGTACTCTAGCGGGTCACGGTATCTGGTGAGGAGGCGATTACTGTACTCCTCAAGATCCTTGGACTGCGGCAGGCTCTCCTCGGGCAAGGGGGTCTTGACAACCATTCCCGTAGGCGCCCACTCCGAGTCCTCTCCGACGATGCGATTGTAGTCCGGCGGCTTCCACTCCTGCTGCCTGGCGATCAGGCGGGCGATCGTCCCGCGCTCGCCGCAGGTATGACATACCCACCAACCGGTGATGACGTTGACTCCTGCCGACGGACTCGCATCACCGTGGATCGGGCAGTGCATCTTGAGCCAACCCTCGGCGTTCGCCTTAGTGCTGGCGAAGTAGGGTGCGAGGATTGCCCGCTGCTCACCAGACATCGACAGTTCGGTGAGGTCAACCTTTATTTTGGTCACGGCCCTCCCTTCTTAGGTTAGACCATTTGAACGAGGTAAGCACAGGGGGCCAGCCCGACGCGACTGACCCCCTGTTACCGCTGGCAGCGGTCTGACTCGCCTACGCCAGCGGGTCTTCGGCGGCGGCGTCGTCCTCGTTCAGCGCGTCGATCATGGCCTTGCGCTTCGCCTTGTCCGCACGCGGGAGGGTCAACTGGAGCTTGCGCACCTTGACCTCGTCCTCCAGCTCCTGCGTCGTCCAGTCCGGGTAGTCCGGGATGGACTCGTCCTCGTCCTCCTCCTCGGGCTCCGGCTCCGGAGCCTTCTTGGAGGCGCGCTTCGTCGCGGGCGCGGCGGCGGCCTTGGTCGAGCGGCGGGACTTGGCGGGCGCGGGCTCGGGCTCCTCGTCCTCCTCCTCGTCCTCCTCGTCCTGGTCGTCGTCCTCGTCCTCGTCGTCGGCCTCGTCGCTGGCCTCGTCCTCGGGCTCGTCGTCCTCGTCCTCGTCCTCCAGCTCGTCCTCGTCCTCGTCGGACGCGGGCAGCCAGGTGTCGAGCTTGAGGCGGTTCTCGCCCTTCCAGTCCTCGACCTTGCCCTTGAACTGGAACGGCTCCTCGGGCGGGTTGTCGGTGTCGATGGTGACCTTGTCGGTGCCGTACAGGGCCAGGAGCATCTGCACGACCTTCCAGGCCGACGGCGACTCCTTCGACCAGGTCTTCGTGCCCTTGTCGTAGGGGAAGTAGCTCCAGAGCGGGTAGCCGTTGTACCGCTCGTCGTCGGCGTTGATGATCTGGGAGCGGATCACCAGGCGGGGGTCTTTCCCGTTCGACGGCTTGTCGTCCAGCATCTCGACGACCTCGGCCATGTACACGCCGTCCGGCGGGCAGACCCGCCCGCGGTCCGCGCCCGTCAGGTCCGCTTTGATCTTTGCCATTTCCTTACCTCTCCGCCCGTCCGTTGTCGCGGGCTATCGGTTGACGCGCCCGTGTACCGGGACGCCTACTCACCTTAGCAGCTTCCGCCGCCCCGTCAAGTGACCCGGCCGACAATTCGCGCTCGGCGTTCACTTGGTCGATGACCTTGATGATCTTGGGCATCGTCGGGGCCAGCATTCTGCCTTTGAACGCACCAAGGTACTGATCCTTGGCGTAATACTTGTCCGTCAGGTCGGTATACATGACCCGATATTGGTCTCCCTTCTTGTAGTTCTCACCATCCTTCGTCCGTGCGAGCACCGCGAGGCGCCCGACCAGATTCATGTAGCCGCATATCTTCTGCGGCATGGCACGACCCTGCACCCAGGGCATCCACAGTGGCCGACCGTTCTCGTCCTCGTCCTTGAATGCCCAGGCGGTCACGCCGACGTTGACGGTATCGAGACTGACCATGCCCCGCACCCACTCTGTCAGGCGGCTCATGTTCTTCCAGTATTCGAGCCGATCCAACTGCGTGTTCTTGCGGTGCGGGTTCGCGTCGATCAACTCCTGCCAGATCGCATCGAGGCCGAAGTCCTGGAAGGCACTGATCGAGTCGAGCCACACCCAATCGAAGTGATCGGAGCCCTCGTCATGGCGGAAGTAGTTCGCGACGTCGGTGATGTCGTTCCAATCACGAACGACCCATTCCTGCGCCTTGCTGTCCATTGGCACGCCGACGGTGTGATCTGTCGGGGGCCGCACGATAAGGCAGCGGGGTGACGTTGCCGCCAGGACAGTCTTGCCGCAGCCGGGATGCCCGTAGACCAGCATCGCAATGTTCTTGCGCGCGCCGATCGGCTGAATCTGCGCAGGCAGTCCACTGCGAGGAGCCGTGCGGCCTCTACTTCGCGCTGGCATTGCCCTTGCCCTTCCTGCCATCATAGATGACCTTGCCGTCGATGATGAACGTTCCACCAGGCGGCACATAGATGCCCAAGATCATCGGCATTACTGGGTCTCCTCGGCGTAGACGACGTGTGCGTCGTAGGGATTCCAAGGCTTGTACATGAGGCGCAGGAACTCTTGGTAGTCCTCGCCTATCTCGTGTAGCTCGCACGGGTCACGGTAGACACACATATTGCACGAGAATGGCCCCGTCGTCTTGAGGATCGCGACGTGTCCTGCGCGAGCGTCCTGCATCTCGATGAACTGGTCGATCGCCCGGTTCATGATCTGGTACCGAGAGTTGTTGTTACGGTACACCGGCTCGCGATGGTAGCGCGCCGTCGGCTGCCGCATGGACACGCTGCCGTCCTTGTTCAGCGATCGGCCGTCGGCATCGGTCGGCCGCTCGTCTGGCAGCTTCTTGACAAGGAAGTTGAACAGGATTTGGCTGATCGAGGCATCCTCGGCCAGCAGGCCCTCCCGCTTGAGCGCGTCTACGCCGAACGTGTAGTAGGCATTGGCCTGCTCATCGAGGCGCAGGTAGCCGACGTCCAGACGGCTCGTTGTCTTGTAGTCGTTGAGCAGGAGTGGCTTGCGCTTGTCGGCCCGATCCTTCCAAATCCCGTCGAAGGTGCCGACGTAGTAGGCCACAGGCTTGCCGTCCTCACCAAGTACAGGACACTTGAAGCTGTACTCCGAGGCGATGACCTCGTATTGGAGGTCGTGCTCGTGATACAGGTCGTAGTAGCCCTCCAGCATTGCGACGCCGAGGGAGAGGCCGTCAGCCCACTCGCCCTTCTCGTCCTCGTCGTCCAGGGCTTCCCCTCGTGCCCCTAGACCAATGCCGCCCTCTGCCAGATGTCTCGCGTACAGGGCCTCGAAGGTCTTGGCAGGATGAGGCCCGCGCTTCCGGCCTGGCGGCATGTATAGCTCCAACGCCTTGTGAATGAGCGTGCCGAAGGCCAGGGCCTTGCGCTCATCCTTTGGCTTGAGCCTCTCGACATACTCCCACCACCAAGCTTGCCTGCATCGAAGATAGCTGCGGCGCTCACTGGTGCGGAGCAAGGGGAGTTTCTTGGTAGGGCGTCGAGCCCCGTTTCCGTCCGCTGGCATTCCTACTCGCTTCCGTCCGTTAGCCGTCCGTTATATATCGGGTGCCCGGGAAGGGGGTTTCCCGCGCCTGTAGCGCGAGGCTACCCGATCAGCGTACCTGAGTCAACCCCGATCGGACCCCCGTCTAGGATCGCCCCGCATAGCCCCGGATTCGTGCGGCGAACGGGGGACGTCCGGGCGCCTGTAGCAGCGCGCCCGAACGCATGTTCCCGTCCTAATGGTCTGCCGAAGATCCAGGCTCGATGTCGTCGGCCACCGGAATGTCTTCGAGGTTGATGGGGGCATCGGGGTCGATGCCCTTCTTCTTTAGCTGGGCCTTGAACACGTCCAGCGCCGTCTCCTCAACGACTCCCGTCCCGCGTACGCCAAGGCGCCGCAGATCGAGAATGTTGTAGTTTATGGTTGCCTTGTCCTTCGTCGTCGCGTTGACGTAGTGCTCGATCGTCTGGTACGTCCTGATGTAGTAGATAGTGGCCGAGTTGTTGCGGTTGCGATCCTCGGCCTGCGTCTGGTCGTCAGGGTTCCAAGTCTCGTCCATGAACACGATCGCGTCGCTCTTGTTCAGGGTAATGGACATACCCCCGGCGGTCGTCGTCATGAGCAGGACGCGGATCTTGCCGCCAGCCTCGAAGTCTGCGATGATCGGGCCACGGTCGCGTTCCTTCGTGTCGCCCGTGATCGCAGCCATCTCGTCGGGGCTGACGCCCTTCGACTCAAGCCAGGGGCCGATCATGTTGATGACCTTCGAGAACTGGCTGAACACGATGATCTGCTCGGTGCCGTCGTGATCGAACAGGCCATGCTCGTCGAGGATGCGCTCCAGCTGCGGCAGCTTGCACGAGACTTCCGTCGGGTACGGGACGATCGTCTCAGTGTGCGTGCCATCCGCGTGCGCACGGCGCTCCTTGACCAGCCGCTGCTTCGCGATCGCGAACTGGCGGAGGCGCGTGTACTCCGCGAGGATACCGATGGCCGAGAGACTGTCCTCCTCGATGCGAATCTCGGCCTCAGCCGCGAACTTCTGGTACTGCTCGTTCTGCTCGGCTTCCATCTCGACCCAGATGTCGATGCGCTGCTTCTCTGGGAGTTCGGTGCGGACCTCCTCGCGCAGACGGCGTACCATGTACTGCGCGTGAAAGTCGTTGAACTCCTCCAGCTTGAAGCGCTTGATGCCGCCCGTCTCTAGGTGACCGCCGTAGCCGACCGTCGTGTTGAGCCAGGTGCGGATCCAGTTCGACTTCGACTTGAACTTCTCCGGTTCGAGCCAGTTGAGCACGGCCCACAGCTTCTCGACCTTGCCGCCGATCGGCGTGCCCGACAGGGCCATCTTCTTCTGCGCCTTGAACGACTTGAGAATGGCGGAGGTCTTCGTGTTCGGATTGGAGAGCCCGCACTTGTGAAACTCATCGATCGTGATCGTCGTCCAGTTCGTCGCGGCCAGGTGTGCCGCATCCTTGCCGCGTAGCTGCGCGGGGTTGACGATCAGGAAGAACGGCTCACCGACCTTCGCCATGTGAACCGCCTCCATGATAATCTCGTGTCGCGCACGCTGCGATCCGAGGCTCATCATCATCGCGTGCGGCTGCCAGCGGTCAAGCTCGAACCACCACACCGGCTCCATCGACGTGAGCGGGGCGACGATCAGGTGCGCGCCCTCGTCCAGACCCGCCTCGAAGATCGCACCCAGCGTCTCGACTGTCTTGCCGAGGCCAGGCGCGTTCGCGTTCAGCGGGTTCATCGCCTCGGCCATGAACGAGATGTCGGCCAGCTGATAGGGCCGACTGGAGACGAAGTCGTGTAGCTCCGGGAGGACGTCGGGCAGGCGATGGAGTTCCGCCGTGCTCGCCGCGTTGACCTTGAGGAGCACCTTCTCGCGGCGCACCATGTCATGCGCCCACTCACGCACCGCGTTGTCGAGCACGAGGCGCTTGCCAAGCTGCCTGCGCAGGTCGCGCATGATCGCGATGTCGCGGGGCACCGTCCAGTACGGGCCGCCGCGCTCGCGCGGGACGAACGATCGCCCGGGCGCCCGCTCGACAATGGAGTATGCCTCCCTCTCGAACGGGAAGCGGAGGATGATGCGATCCCCGTCCATTTCGGCGTTGACGTTGACTAGATCCATTGCCCTGCCTTTCTCCTACGGGTTGAACGTACGTCAGTACAGATTAGCATAGGTCAACGCCCCGGAACGTGTGCTGCGACACACGAACCGGGGCGGGTCTTTTATGGACTACTTCATCTCGGCAATGGCGGCGCGGACATAGCCGATCTTGATACCAGCATAATCGGCTATCTCCTCCTCTGTCCAGCCGTTCTCGTGCGCCTCGCGAATGACCTGGTAGAGTTCAGCCTTGACCTCGGCCTGCTCTTGCGCCGCCATCCGGTACTCCATGTCTGTCTCCCAGACGTTCCTGAGCGCGTCGTCGTCGTCGTTCACGACCAGCCCCGCATCTCGCGGCAGATCGGGCCGATGCCCAGGCGGCGAGACAACTCGTTCGTCAGGCGACGGCCACACGCGCCGCACTGCCCGATGTGATGCCCGTACAGGGCCATCGCCGCCTCGGGATCGTCACCGATGCGGCGCAGGATGCCCAGAATCGCCGCCTGCGGGACGTTCTCCAGGTTCGGCCCGACGACTTGCTTGAGGCGCCAGACCGTGCCCGCGTCGTTGACCCAGACCGACCAGAACGACACGTCATTCTCGGTGTTGGTCGGCGCGTTCTCCAGCGCGTACTTGCCGACCGGGATCAGCGTGCCGCCCTCGGCAGCCAGACGCAGGGCGAAGTAGCCCTCCCGTATGCCCGTCTTGGGGTCTTCCTTGATGACGACCCACTCGATCACGACGCCCTGCGGGAAGCGCGGCGTGCTCTTGAGCTTGGTGATGAGGTCGCTTGCCTCAGACCGCGTGCGCACGTTCGGGATTTCCAAACCCCGCTCACTGCACAGATCAGCGATGTACACGCGCTGGCGGTCGCTCGGCGGGGGCTCCGTCGGGTTTGGTGCCGCCGCCTCGATCGTGCCGATGATGCCAACGCCCGCGAGCGGGTCGTCCACCATCTTGCGGGTCGGGCGCCTCGGGGCGCGATGTTCGTCGTACGAGTCCATTGCCGTGCTCCTCTGCGGGTAGCTGCGCGCCGTGAATCGACGCACCCCCGGACAGTAGCACGGCGGGACGGCCCGTACCTAACGATTGTGTTACGGCTCACGTGAGTGAGCGCACAGCAACGCCCCGCCTCTCTGCTGGGGTGACAGAGAGACGGGGCGTTACAGCCAAGTGACGGTGCAACGCGGGCCGGTTTGGGGTCAGCCCTGCGCGCCCCCTTCCATCACTCGGCTACCTGCCGCGCGGGGCGACGCGGGGCGCGAACCGGCGCCTTGGCCTTGACCTTCGGGGCCGGAGCCTTGGACGCCTGCGCCGTGCGGCGCTTGCCGGACGTCGCGGGCTCTGCCACCGCGCGGGTGACCCGGCGCCGACCGGTGGGCGCCTCGGCCGGGGCCTCGGCCTTGGCCTTGCGGCCGTTGGTCTTCACCTTCGGCGCAGCCTTGGCGGGCCGACGTGTCGCGGCCTTGGCCTTCGGCGTGCTGTCGCCGACCAGGCGCCCGCCCTTGCCGATGCGGTTGCCGACCACCGACTCGCCGGTCGTCTCCTCGTAGACCGCCTTGACCAGCGACTCGCTGACCTCGTTGCCGTCGGCGTCGCGAGCGTACGCGGCGATCTTGCCCCAGCTGAGCAGCTGGTTGTCGCGAGCGCGAACGACCTTCTTGCCCAGTTCCGCACGATTGCGGAAGTTGATCTGGAGCGCCGGATCGCGCTCGGCGTCCTCCTGGAAGTAGAGGAACTGGAGCCGACCCTCGGCGTCGCTGTACTCCCAGCCGACGGCCTCGACGATGTCGCTCCAGGACGAGCCGCCCTCGCGCATGTCGTAGACCGGGACGCGTAGCGCCCGACGTGCCTCGGCCTTGGCCTCTCGGCCGCTGGCGTTGACGTAGGCGTCCGCCAGAATGCGGATATCGCCCTTCGCCCGTGCCTTACGTGCCATTTCTAACCTCCTGTCCGTGTGCTGACAGTATACACACGGACAGGAGGCTAGTCAAGACCCACCTTTGCAGGGGGTTTTTGTGCAGCTACTCCTGGACGATCAGCCGCCGCGCTGGGGCGGCAGATCGCCGGGCAGCGTCTGGTCGGGATGCGGCTGGTCGGGCGTGCCCAGTCCGCCGTTGCCGGGCAGGTCGCCCGGGAGCGTGTTGTCCGGGTACGGGTCGCCACCCTCGGGCGGGTCGGTGCCGGCCAGCTGCTTGACGGCCTGCGTCATGTTCTGGACGGCGTTCTTCATGCCGTCGAGCTTGGTATCCTCGACCGCATCGTCGGCGCGCAGCTTCTCCAGCTCCTGCTGCATCTGGCTGACGCCGCTGCCCGCGCTGTCGAGGAAGTCGCGGATTGCTCCGTCCAGCTCGTCGATCGATGCCTGTAGCTCGTCCACCTTGGCCATGAGTTCGATGTGCTCCTCGTCGTCGTCATCGTCGCCGGTTGGCACGATGATGTTGAAGTTCAGGTTGATGGTGACCGGACGCTTGCTACGCGCCATCGCCCTCCCCGCCCTCCTCGGGCTGCTCCTGGCGGGCCTGCCGCGCTTCCTGCCGCTCGGTCGATCGCTGCTCGCGATCGGCCTGGCGCTCCTGTCGGCGCTGCTCGCGGGCCGCGTCGCGTGCCTCCATGTCCTGCTGCGACTGCTGCGCAGCCTCCTCGTCCTTCTTGGCCTGCTCCTCGCGCTGCTCCTCGGTCTGGGCCTTCATCTCCTCCTCGGACTGCATGGCCCGATCCTCGAACTCCTCGTTGGACTCGCCGAGCATCTGCTCGTGCGACTGGGTGTACCCCGGCTGCTTGGGGCCGGTGCCGGGCTCGGGGTAGTTCGCCTCGGGCTGGTTGACGACGTTCTGCGTCTCCGGGCCACCCGGGGCCGGGATCGGCGTCTCGCCTTCCTGCCGGGCGCGATCGCCCCTCGTCTGCCGTGCCATCATGCTCCTTTCGTGGGTCTGTAGTATACCCGATCTGCCGCCACGGGAAACCCCTGCTCAGGTCTGATCGAGCTTCTGGAAGAGAGCAAGGAACTCGCGATCGACGGCGGCCACGTTGCCCGACCGGCCCTCGTACTTGGCGATCAGGTCGTTGATCTTCTTCGTGGTGGCCGGAGTCAGGACGGGCGCCTCCAGAGCGGCGATCCTGATCTGCGCGTTGTTGAGGTCTTGGACGGTCGTCGTCAGCAGGGCTTCGAGGCGCTGCACCTGTGCGGCCAGATCATTGATCGGCGGCTCGATCACGGGATCAGGCGGCGAGGGCTCTGGCTGGGGCGGGATCGGCGGGGCATTGTCGCCCGGGAACGCGGGCCAGGCGACACCGTTCGGCACGACGAGAATGCCCGGCTGGCCGCCGTAGGTGACGGTGCTGAACCCCTTAGGCAGGTGGATGGCGAAGTTCGTGAGGTCGGTGCGTACCTGCGGCTTGTCCACGTTGCCCCGGCACTGGCAGTCGATCATTCTGCTGTTGGGGCAGTCGGTCAGGTTCTCGTGATAGTGAATCGCCCAGTAGTTCTGCCGACCGAGCGCGTCCTTGCCCGACTCGTTCACGCCCAGCCCGCCGAAGCGGTTGCGGACAATCTCGATGCCGTTGGTCGGGTCTGCCTGCGTGTCCGGGTCGTCGCCGTCAACCCAGACCGTCAGGAACAGGTGCATGACATCGTTTGCCTTCCATTCGATGTCATACAGCTTGAGGCCCTGCGTGCCAGCGACATGCAGGCCCTCGACGTGATCGGCCGACGCGCTCGCGCGCACGTTCTGGATCAGGCCCCGCTCGAAGCGAATGCGCTGGTCGGCGTACAACTGGGGCTTCTCGCCTGGCGGACACTTGTCGATCACGAAGTCCTTGAGCGCAGCATCCTGCACGTTCATGGCCCAGATGCCGCTGAACTCACCTGGCCCGCTGACCTTGCCGTCCTGTAGGGTTACTCCTGCCATCCGTCCGCCCTTTCAGTTGTTCTTGGACTTCTTCCTATGCTCGACATACAGCCAAGTGCTGATGATGCCGATGAACGCACCGAATGTTGCCGATATGGCTCTGCCCGTCGCCCCGTGAAAGGGCACCGGCGAGAATACCACAGCTACTAGGCCGATGATGAACGCAATCCCAAGGAAGATCGCGAGCACGAACACGGTGCGCCCCGGCCATTCATCAGCAGTCATCTCAGAAGTAGCTCCTTACCTCGTCCACTTTGCGGTAGTCCCAAGCCCGCTCCCCCGGCGGGTTGGAGCCGAAGCTGTAGCTGCGCCCGGCACCCAGGTACATCGTGACGTGCTGCGCGCCCTCGGTGTTGCCGTGAAACACGAGGTCACCTGGCTTGCGCTGATCCCGATCGATGCGGCGCCCGTTGTTCTTCTGGGTGCCGGTGTAGCCGTGCCCGTCGAAGTCCCGGCCATTCGGATCGGGACCGCCCGCCACGCAGTAGAAGCAGCTGGTCGATCCGGAGCAGTCGGTCAGGAACGGCAGCACCAGCTTGCGCGGATAGGGCCTGATCTGGCGGTAGCGCGAGTTGCCCGCATTCGCGATCGACCATCGCGCAGCCGAGACGAGTGCCTGTCGGATGCGGTCCTCGTTGTTGGGCGGCGGCGGCGTCTTGTGACCACGGTACTGCGTCTTGTCGTCGTCGTTCGCGAACTGCCAGAGTTGCGTGAAGGTGCTCTGGCCCATGTTCCCGGTGCCCTGAATGCCGTAGCTGCGCTGGAACAGGATCATGTCGTTCACGGTCTTCTGGCCGTACTTCCCGTTCTTGGCGTTCGTTGCCTGCCCGCCGAGCGACCGATACAGCATCCGCTGGACTGCCCGCACATCGTCGCCGTGATCGCCAGAGTACAGCGCACGGTGGATCGCCGGAGCCTGCGGCCTGTAGGACTGGTAGCCCTCCTGCTGCGCTGCGCTCATCATCGGCCAGAGCGTATCGAGGCTGATCTGCCCCATCATGCCGGTCGGCTGAATGCCGTGATCCTTCTGGAACGCAGCCATGTCGGCGACGGACTTGTCGCCCCAGTTGCCGTTGCGCGCGTTCGTGTCGTAACCCGCGCGATGTAGTCCCTGCTGGATGGCGAGAACGTCGGCGCCGAACTCACCGAACTCGATGGGTCGCTTGAGCCTAGCCATCGGGATTGCTCTCCTCGTCGCCCTCGTCCGGCTTGGCGCCGACCTCCTCGTCCGTGCCGATTGGCATCTCGGTGTCCTCGTTGACCACCTGCCCGTGCAGCACGTCGATCTGGGATTCTACCATATCCGTCATCCACTACTCCTTTGGATGGACTCCTAATATCGAACTTGTCCGGAACTTTGGAAAGTTACGGAGTGATTCGCATCGGGTGAAACTCGATGAACCGTTGCTCGATGGAAACCTGATATCCGGCCAGGGCCACTTTGGCACCGAGCGACAGCACATCGTTCTTCGCTACGTTGGTGAACACCTGCGAACCTGCGAGCGATGCATTGACCAGAACGTAGGCCGATACCGCCGGTCCGACTACCCACTCCTCCGACGCTGTGAGCACCCCGCCCTGATTGCCATTGAGCATCGGCCCCACATCGACGCGCTGCACGGAGTTGGGCGTTAGCAGGCCGACATTGCGCACGAGCGCGCCCCAGCTGACCCTCCATGCTCCGGCGCAAGGCAATGCGGGAGGGGTGGGGCCGACGTTCCAGACAGTCGGGCTGCCGGATGCGACAAAGCCAGTCGGTGTTCCCATCCATACCGGCGGCCCGCCGACATACTCCCAGACCCCGACCGTCTTGTTGAAGCGCATGTGCCAGGCAACGGCCGGATTCAAGGTGGCATCGTACTGCCAGAGCACTTCATCCCCGTCAGGCGGGCTGGCCGGAAGGGCGCCCGTGACGCGCGGAATGTAGTTGAACTTGCGCCAGGCCGTACCATCGTCACGGTAGGTGGTGACGCCCGCACCCTCGTTCGTGCTGGTGAAGTACCTGCCCTGCACTCCTGCGGCCGGACGCGAGCCGATCGCACCCTGCAAGTCGATGGCACACTGAGGATCCAGGTCAAGCGCAAGGTCGCGCATCCACGTCGGCACATCAGCCGGATTGGCATCGACAGGATAGGACAAACCCATGCGCGGGGTATCGGTCATGATGCTCCTACGGAGATGGTGCGTTCTTGAGAACGCCGAAGTTGGCGTAGTTTGTCTTGACCTGTCCGAAGTTCTGGCCTGTTGCCTTGAGTTCCCCGAACAGCATGGTTCCTGCCGTCGTTGCGTACGTCCATATGATGCCCGCCGGAAGAATCGCATTCGGGCCATCGTCGCTGAGCAGCGCCGTGACAGCCGCAGGATCAGGTGTCTCTGCCGTCCAGGTAGTGATCGCAACCTTGTACGGGTCACCATCGGCGCGCTCGATGATGCCGACATGCTTCGTTCCCGTGAGCAGGCGACCGATGGCCTCTTTTATTCCTCTTGGTGTGCCACGACGGAAGTTGACCTGATCCTTGATGATGGCGCGTGCCTCGCCTGCCGTGATCTGCTGCGGCAAACGGATACCCACAGTCTGTGCCAGCCACCCTAGCGCCTCGGGCGGGCATAGATCGGGATCGACAAGATCGGCCCATGCCGACGGCGCACGCGACAGATCGATGATGTCCTGGATCATGATACCGATCGATGCACAGTACCGTGCCAGCGCGAAGCCGTTCTCCTTGTCCTCGATCGCGAGCGGCGCCAGCTCCTCGTACAGATCATGCGCGAACGTGTCCAGAGGAACCTCATCCTGGAGGTCGATGAAGTCATGCGCCCAGGGGAGATTGCTCATGGCGATGTGATGGTCATGACGCCCGGATTCGGCAGCGGCCCGACACCTGTCATGGTGATGTCAGCAGTGCCCCCGTTGATGGTCATCGAAACGATGTAGTCCACGGACGGCACATTGTTGACGACGGTCGTGAGTTCCAGGTAACGCACCTTCGTCTCGTTCTTCCAAGGGAAGGGATCGCCGAACTGGCCTCCGACATGCGGAGCACCCCAGTTTGCCGGACTGAGATACAGGCGCAGCGCGTCCGCAACCTCCACAGCCATCGCTGCCGGATCGTACCCGGGCACCGGCACCACCGATGCCGTGACGTTGATGGTTGTGTACGTCGGGTCGATGACAAAGACGTTGAAGGTGACCTCGCGGTACGACTGGAGCAGCGCATCGACTTCTGCCTTGACTGGCGCGCTCAGCGCGTGCCCCGCCTCGTCAGCCGCAACGACCGTGACAGTGCGCGCTTGGCCAGTGAGCGGCCCGGTCGGGTTGTATCCGTCAATCGCCACGGCCCTGCCGACACTCGGATGGTCTAGCGAGAGGAGGGCGAAGTCCTGCGGCAGAATAGGTGCTGGCGAGAGCAACGTGAGCCGCTGCGACAGGCGGCTCATGTACTCGACGTTGGTCTCGGCGTCCTGCCCGCCCGCAGACGTGCTTGCCAGAACAACGCCGACCACACCCGTCCAGGAATCGAGGAGTACGGCCGGGTTGGTCGGGCCGAGCCCGTTATAGTACGGCCCCGTCTCTAGGGCAACGACCATAACCTCGTGTGTCAGGCTGCCCGCAGGGACAAAGGCATCAATCTCAATCTGGAAGCCCCGCTGAATGCCGAGTGAGTCTGTCACGGCGAAGGTCAGGCCAGCCGGAAGCGCATAGCCCGCCACATTGGAGTCCAGCGTGAACGTCGCCGTGGCGCGGGAGTAGGTTGCGTCTTGGGGCGGTGTGTTGAACAGGTCGTTCCCGAGACGCATGAAAATGGTGTCCGGCACGTCGGCCGCGACGTCGCGCGCCTCAGCAACCATGCGCGCCATCGCTTCGAGCATCCAGACGTCGAGATTGCCCGATGCCGGTGCCCACCCCGGAATGTTGAACTCCAGGTAGGCGTAGGCGTCTTCAAGCAACCGATCGGGATCGGTCGTGATGGGGTAGGGAATGTAAGGCACGCTAGAGGGCCATTCGTACGTTTGCAACGAACTCATCGCGGGTCATCTCCTCGCCAACGGTGAGGTCAAGCACCGCTTGGGCACGTGGTTCATCAGCATCTATCTCCGTCATGAGAAGATCCACGTCGATTGGTGCCGTGAAGGTCGGATCAGTGATGCCGAACTCGGGCTGATCGACCCGCCAACCTCGCGGCGTCAGCGCCGAACACACCACGCAGTCGGCAACCTCCTCCGGTGAGTCCTGCTCATTCACGACGGCGTGCCTCGTCGGTCCCCATCGGAACGGATAGGCAAAGTGCATCGGGATTGGATCATCGATAGGCATTATGCCGCCAGGTAGTGAATGTTGTCGATACTGATAACGCTCGCGATGCCGCCACCTACACCGGCCACCCCAGCGCCGAGAATTGTCATCGTTCCGTCAGTGCCAATCTGTAGGGCAATCGGACGAGGACCATTGCTCACGTCATTGTCGATTACGGTGATGAGCTGGTTCATGATCGGACGAGCACCGGTGGGCACATCACCCATAATTGCGTTCGCTCCACCAAAAGCGAATGCTGCGGTATTGCGAAACTTGCCTTCAAGAAACACCGTACCCGACGAGTCCTTACGCCAACGAGGCGACGAGCCTGTTGTGTCTGCGACCCAGTTCGCCCTGCCCGCGATGTTCGTCCACGACCCAGGACTAACGGTGCCTGCCGCGCCCGTAGCACCCGTTGGACCCGTGCTGCCCGTTGCGCCAGTCGGCCCCTGTGGGCCAGTCAGGTTATCTCGCAGCGTGTAAGTGCTGGCGCCAGTCTTTTCATAGATGTCACCATTGGCATCGTTCTCGTACCAATCCCCGATGATGCCGAGCGAGCCCGCCGGAGAGCCCGTGCCTGATCGCCAGACCGAACCAGGAGCACCAGGAGCACCGGTAGCACCTGTCGAGCCAGGTGCGCCGGTGCTGCCCGTACTGCCAGTCGCACCGGTCGGCCCCCGGAGGTTACCCCGAGACGTCCAAGTGCTCGTGCCAGTCTTTTCGTAAATGTCACCGTTCGCCGTATCGAGGTACCAATCCCCGACAATGCCCGTCGCTCCTGCGGGAGCGCCTGAGCCGCTGAACCATTTCTCACCCGGCGTGCCTGCCGCACCCGTGCTACCAGTTGGCCCGGTTGCGCCCGTTGCTCCGGTCGAACCCGCCGGTCCCTGCGGGCCAGTAGTTCCCGTGGCACCGGTCGGCCCCTGCGGGCCAGCCGGCCCTGTCGGCCCCGTCGGCCCTGCTGGTCCCGTAGGCCCTGGCGGACCGACCTCTCCACCACCCGCAGCCGCAGAAGGAATAACCAGCCAGTGCCCTCCCGGCTCGGGCGTGATCGCGATCAGACACTCCAGGCCGACCTCGGGCACGATGTCCTGCGCAATCAGCGGCCCCCATTCGACACGAGCATCCTGCGTGGGGATCGTTGCGAAGACCTCGTTCGATGGGCCAATACGCGATATAGTTGCAGAGTGAACACCCTGCGGGAGCCTTGGCTTGACGCTCGCGTGCGCCTGATCGCGACGAACCTGGAGGTCAAGGTCGGTCATGAAAGCCTGGCCCGTGGATCAACCTGGTCGGGATCATTCGTATTGGCATGGATCTTGTACTTGTCGGGCATGAGCACGCCGGGGCGCGCCCAGAACTGAACAGAATCCGTTGCCTTGTTCGTGACCTTCAAGCCACAGACCGTGCAGGAGGCTTCGACTGTTTCTGTCCCGTTACCTGTCGCCATGATGATGTGCTGACCAGTCGTGTCGTGCGGCCAGATCAGGTCACCCGGCTTCCAGCCATCCTGCGGCCTACCAATACCGTTGACCTGTGTGCCGCCACGGGGCACGTTCCTGCGCACCATCTCGTTCCACTGATCGCCGGTCGTGCCGCCGCATGACGCCAGATCAACCTCGATGAAGCTGTAGGCATGGGTGCAGAAGGAGGAGCAGTCCCACGGGCCATCGTAGTTCGGGTACTGCCGGAACCATGCATAGCTGTAGTGTCCGCCGCCGTAGTGATACGAGTTCGGCCCTGGCGCACGCGGTGCCTTCGACTGGGCCCAGCGGATGACGCGGTTTACACCATCCATCAGCGAGTCGTCCCACGGAAGGCTCTGCCCTGGTCCACCACCTGGCCCGTGATTCTCGCCGCCTGGCCCGTCCGGATCGATGCTCTCGACATGGGTATCGGGCGCAGGCTCCTTCAACTGCGGCGTCTCACCGATCAGCGTGATGGTTGCCTTATCGCTGAACATCGACCGCTCGAAGGTCTGGGTTATGTAGCGGCCCGTCGCAGGCCCCATATCCTTGATGACGACGCACAGGCCCGGGATCGTGTTCCAGCGATCAGCCCGACACTGTACGGTAATCATTGACATTGGCTTGCCGACATCATAGTCGAAGTCGATGAAGTCCACGCCGTCATCGAACTCGCTTATCGTATCCATTGCCTTGTTCTTGAGCAACACCTTGTCGCGACAGAAGTAGATGGTACGGTTGACGCAGAAACAGCGCCAATTCACTTCGTCTGCGAGTCGCTGCAAGCACTCCCAGGAGTTCTCGGGTCGCTCCGGTGTGCCGCGCGTGAATTCATATGGCTCAGAGACAACGGTCTGCCGAGGGCCAGCATTGACCTCGAAGTTATAGTCTTCCTGGTCATAGCTGTCGGCGTCCGGGCCGAACGATGGGCCTACCGGCCGACCTCCGTATGCGAGATGACGATGCAGGAACAGCTGGGTTGCCTTGAACGCCTCCTCGGGGTACGGGGCTTCCTTGTACCTGGCCCCGTAATCATCAAAGCTCTCCATGCTGCGGCGTGTCACGTCGTTGACGGTGCGCCACAGCGGAGGTATGGCCTGCGAACTCTGCGGGGTATCGTGATGTGCGGCCATGTCCAGATCGAAGAAATACTTGGCCTTCTGGAAATACTTCTCGGCCTGCTGCTCGATTGTCCACCCCTGAATGCCGGGATAGTCGCTGATCTTGAACTGGAACAGTCCGAATCGAGGCGCGTAGTCGGCCGCATCCTCGTCGGCAGTCGGACTATCCTGGATGTAAAGGTTGAGCGCGCCCGAATCACGCATGGCACACAAGACACCGCCTGCCAACAGCCAGTCATTCATGCCCATCTTGTCGCCCTTCTTCAAGATGCGCTCGATGTTCCTGATCTGCTGCTTATTGGCCGCGGTGCCGCCTAGTTGGAATGTAGTGCCGTCATCAAACCCTGGCCCCTGCCCCTGCTGATTGTTCTCATTCTGGCTAGTGTCGTTCTCGTTGCGATTGCGCGCGGGGGTTGCCGACGATCCCGCCACGACGGCATTCTCGTATCGCGCACGATTGGCTTGCACGGCGGGCAAGGTAGCAGCCGCGTGCTGTGTGCCCCAGCCGCTGACATCAATCGCCTGACACGTTGCAAGCGCGTTGTTGCCCAAAGCGAAGTATCCGCGCACCGTTGCGTATCCTGCCGAAGCATCGGACGCGAGGGTCAGATGGTTTGCTTCCAGGCCGACGTCCCAGTTCGGATAATTCTTGACGTGCGCGGACGTGTTGAAGTCAGAGATGGCACCCTGGCTGTGTGTAGTGTTCAAAGGGTTGAACGCTGCACCACGGCCATCAGTACCGGACTCGGCCGCCATCCAGGCGAGCAGGGCGTCGAAATTCTGCGCCGTCTGCGGCCAGTTGAACTTGCTGAGAAAGTCGCGTGCCCAGTTTTTCCAGGTGCCTGACCCGCCGCCACCACCAGAGCCACTGACAGGCGTACCGGTTGGCGCCTCGGTTTCGGTGACATTATGGTCGTCGATCGGGTATATTTCCTGGACTATGTTCTTCTCCGGTGAGTAGAACGTGAGCCCTTCGACTTCCTTTACCAGCTGCTCGGCAAACTGCGCACGAGTGACCTGCCCGCGCACTGCCTTCTTTGGCCCAGTCTTCTTGCGAAGCTGATTGACCGCCCAGTCTTCAAAGGTTAGCTCCAAAGATTCTCCCGTCTTGCGTACTTTGACCAACACGAACTTCATGTTCTGGATCACTAGGTCGGACGCCTCATTGACCATCGCCGATCGCGTCATCTTACGGTCGTAGTCGGTGATGGTAATGACGAGAGTGCTCGCACCCTCGATCGTGCGTGTCAGACGGGCACTGGTGACCTGCTCCTCAATGACCGTCTTGGCATCCTTGCCCCGGATTGTGATCCCGGCCAAGGTCACATCGCTGAGCGTTCCCGCCTTGCCCGTGCCGAACTGGTCATCGTCGGCCGGGCGCTCGATCTTGCCGCCCGGCACCGAAATCCTGATGGTGCGCTCAGAGTAGCCCTCGGTGATCTTACTTGTTGGGGACACGCGGCACCTTGATCTTGTCGCCAACCTTCATCGCATGACCCGGGCGGAAGTTATTGAAGTCAATGATCTTGATGGCGTACTTCTTGTCCCCCATCAGCCTGAGCGCAACGATCGGCCAGGTGTCGCCCTTCTTCCAGGTGTACCTGCTCGGCATGTTCCGATGAGGATTGCGCGCCTCGGTGGGCTTCGGCACGATGCGACCATACTCGACCGTGTTCGCTTGCATGAACGTGATCTGCACCGTCTGGCGCTTCGTCTCGCCCTCGCTGTTGCGAATTGTCGTGCCCCACGTAATGTCCGTGATGACCCACGGCACCGACCGTGGCTTGGGCACGGCCTTGCAGTCGATGTAGACTCGCGGCGGTGGTCGATTATTGCTTGTCGGTATGGTCATTGCCTCCAGGTTGGACAGGGCGGTGTCAACATTCGTGATCGCCACGTCCTCACCCCAAGCATCGAAAACAATCTCCAGTTGCATCTCAACCGGACTGAGGCCCTTGTACTGGATGCGTCCCCGCTTGCGCGGGCGATCGATTGTCTCCCACCCGCCGTATCCGCCCGTGATGCGCGGAGTGTCCTCGCCCATCAGACCCTTGACCGGGGGATCGATCTTGAGCGCAGGGCATGTGATGGTGATGTATACAAAGTCAGGAGGAGTCATCGCCGTGCCGCCACGTCTCCGTATCGGGTAGCTACGGCGCGCCCAACCTCACGGCCGTCGATTTCGACATGGACATGCACCGGCCGGTCCAGGTCACTCGTCCTGCCCCTGCTGGTAGGGTCGGTGAAGCTATCAGCCGACACCCGAGGGAAGATACCTGGCATGGGCGATACGGGAACAGGCACGGCGACCGCGCCGCCACGCGGCCCGCCGGGATATCGGCGCGGCAGGTTACCAGGCGATCTATCGCCGCCGCCCTGGGACAGCGCACTGAACGCGGCGATGTTCGATCCGATGACCCAACCGACGCCGGGCATCCCAGTCAGTGCAGCCGCCGGTCGCAGCACATCTGGAACATTCGCGGCGCCGAATATCTTGTCCCAAACAACTGCGTGCGCTGCCTGCGCAGCAACACCCGCTGCGATGATCGGCGTGGCGACACCGGCAACCTTGGGGAGTCCGCCCTTCGGAGAGCCCGGAATGCCCGTGCCCTGTCCCTGCTGCGCCCTGGTGACCGCAATGATCGATGTCGCCAGCACGAAGTTCGCGATCGAGTTCGCTATCGCGAGCGCCTTCATCGTTGTCCAGTACCCGATGAGGATCGCAAGGATTGGCTCTAGTAGCCAACTGTTGTCAGTAATGACCTTGAGAGCTTCGCCCGTCAATTGCAAGATCGGGAGTAGCACTGGCGCCAGCGCATCGTGCATCTTGAAGAACGCATCCACCAGCTCAAGAGCTATTGTGCCCGCAGCCTCAGCCGAAGTGGCAACGCCATCGATCGTATCCTTGTGCTCCTCCATCCACACGTTCAGGTCAAACTTCTGGATGCGCTCCGTGATGTCGTCCAACCACCCCTGCATCGGGCCAGTCTTCTGCATCAACTGGGTGTCGCCGATCTTCGTGATCGAGCCCCACAGCCGCTCAAAGGACGCACTGACCGTCGAGTTCATGATCTTGGCCGTTTCCTCGGCCTGGCCCGCGTAGTCCTTCATCTCTGCCTTGTTCTGCTCGACCAAATCCTTGTTGTTCAGTTGCAGGTTGAGCAGCGTGCCCCAGACGTCGGCCGCGTCCTTGCCGAACAGATTGCCAAGCACCTCTGCCTGATCGGTGCGGCTCATGCCGCCGATGAGTTCGGCCACCTTCTCGATGATGCGCGGCAGCTTGAGCAGATTGCCAGCCGTATCTCGGAAGTACCACATGCCCTTGCCGAGATTCTTCATCATCTTCTCGGTTTCGGGTGTCGCGTCCGCTAGACGCGCCAGACCCGTTGCCAGACCGGTGCCGACATTCTGTCCGCGCATACCGGCGCGACCGAGCAGGGCCACCGTCTCTAGCACGTCCTCAAGCGACTGATTGGCGATCGCCGCCGGACCGGACAGGTACTTCATGGTATAGCCGAGGTCTTCCATGTTGATTGCAGACACGTTGACTGCCTGCGTCAACAGGTCGGCAATCTTGGCCGAGTCCTCGACCTTCATGCCCCACGAGTTCATGATGCCCAGCTGCAACTGCGCGGACTCGGCCTGCCCGTAGCCTGACGCTTGTGCCAGATTCAACGAGTTGCGAAGCACGACCATCGAGTCGCTAGCACTGACGCCTGCGGCCTCGATCTGGTACAAGGCGTCGGCTGCCTCAGCACCGGTCGCGCGAAACTCCTGCGCGATGTCTAGTGTCTCGCGCCAAGTCCTGTTGAACAGGCCAGGAGTCTTGGCAAATTCCTCGCGATTGATCGCATGAACCTTCGCCATCGCATCCTCGAAGCCCAGAGCCTCGCGCGTGATGGCGCCGATACCAGTAGCCACGGTTGCAAAGCCCGCATACGATAGCCACCGGAAGGCGCCCATCGTCTTGAGGGACTGATCGAGATGACCAACATCTCTGCTCGCCGCCTTCGACTTGGCAGCGGTCTTGTCAATCTCCTTGCCTAGCTTCTGCTGGGCCCGGGTCACCTTGTCGATATTCCCGGCCGCGTTTGCCGCGCCGGTCGCCCGAATATCCATAGTGACCCGATTGTAGCCGCTACCTGTGCTGGACATCTCTCACCCCCTACCTGAACATTTTGGCGAGTATACTCGCGAGCTTATTGGCGATCATGATTGACTGCTGTTCCTGATTGAACTGATGTATCTCCAATGCCTTGTTGAGTATGGACATCCAGACCTCGCGCTCTACCTCGTCAGTTGAGTGCAGAAGGACGTGCGCAGCCTCCTGGCTCCCTACATTGACGGCGTATGCTATTGCCTTGATGGTAGGCGCGCGGGTTATTCCCCCTGGAAGTCCTCCGAGATTTCGGGCTGACTCGACTGCATCCATGCCAGCACCTGATTGCTGTGCGCCGCCATCGCAAGGTCATTGGCGAACATATACGCGACGACATCGCGAGCGCGATCGGTGTCATAGCCGAAGAACTTGGCCAGTGTCATATCGTAGCCGTCCGAGATGTGCGTACCGTCCACGGCGTCCATCGATACGCAGGCCCGGATGAGCAGGTCCGCGTGCGCGCCCAGGACTTCCTTCGACTTGTCCGTGCTGGATACGCGCCGGACGATCTGCATGACGTCGCCGTACTCCATGCGCTTGTAGGTCGCCTGGAGCAAGTTGTCGTATCCGGGCACGTCGAACGTCTTGGTCGTATCGTTTGCAATCGCAGTCCGCCGGGCGCGAAGCTGGTCCATGAAGGACTGCTCCGCGTCCGACGGCTGCTCATCGGGCTCTGGCTCGTAGCCGTCGCCCTGTGTGATCTGAGATTCGGTTGCCATGTTACCGCTCCTCGGTTGTCGTTGCTAGCCCAACGTCCCGTTGCACGAGACTTCGAGCGTCATGAGTCCTGCCTCGCTGGATTCCGAGTCCACTTCGGGGAAGCTGACGGTCTTGAGCTTCCCCGTGTAGACCAGGCGTACACCGTAGGCGTTCTTGTCCACGTCCAGGTGAACCTTCGTGACGGTCACCGTTGCGCGACCGACTGCCTTGGCCAGCTGATGTGCCTTGGGCAGATCGGTGTCGTACTCGAACATCTTGCCGACGATGACGTTGTTGATGGACTTCGTGCCGCCGAGCGACACCGCTTCGGCCATGCCTCCCGGCCGGTACTTCAACTCCTCCGAGTCCACTTCGCCACCCGTGAGAGTGTCGAAGGTGCCCAGATCGCCCAGCTGCGGGTAGTCCACGTACACGTTGACGAGGTACTGGTCACGACGCGGCATCAGACCAGCACCTCCGTGACGGCCTGCTTCACGATGTCGATGTGAACCAGCTCGGCGAACGGGCTGGTCCTGATGTAGATGACCGCCCTGATCTGGCCGTCAGCGATCGTCTCGCTCGTGTTGACCGCGTTGCCGACGTCCACGAAGAACGCCTCGTCGGCAGCGGTGCCATAGAGCGCACCCGACTCGAAGTACGGGATGAGCATCCCGGTCAGCTGGCCGGCGAACTTCTCGAACACGATCCCCTCGCCGTCGATCTGATGGAAGGTGAAGTCCTCGGCGATCGCGTACGCCTTGGCCTTGATCTCCATCACGAGCCGCACGTTGTTCAGGCCGATCCAGCCCCTGAGCTTCGCCGGATCAGCCAGCGTGCGGTAGCCGTAGGTGCGCACGCCACCGAACATCTCACGGGCGATGTCCACACCGCCTGTGTTCAGTTCCTCGCGGTCTGGGTCGGTGAAGCCGCCGACGACGCCGATGGCGTAGCGGGACTCGCCGTTCTTGCCCGCTGCTGGCACGTTCGCGTTCGGCTGCCTTGCCATCAGTGCGGCCTGCACCGCGCTGTACGGGACGAGCCGCACCGTGCCTGCGACCAGGCCCGGAACCTCTGCCCACGGCGCGAACAGGGCACCGTAGCGTGCGTTGGGATCGTCACGCAGCCCTGCGGCCTGGGCGAGCAGGGTTGCCTTGCTCGGCGTTGCCGCGTACGCCGTGTCCATGACGGCGACCCTGTTCATGTCGTAGGCGTGCTGGAGCAGCGCCTTCTGGATGGCCGACGACGTGCGACCCGGAGCCGACACCTGACCTGGCCCTAGCTCGATCGTCAGCTTCGCGAGCGCCGTGACCCACTGCGGGTCGGTTGCCGTTGCCACGTCGTCGGTGCCCGCCGACAGCGCAGTGGCCGTGACCGCGACCGGATCGAGTGCGCTTGGCCCTGCCGACAGGACGTTGATGTAGTCGGACAGGTTCGACCAGTCGATGGCGTCCTGCTTGACCGCGAACACCGGACTCGTCTCCAGGATCGCTGCGGTCACCGCATCCGTCAGCGTGAACTGGAAGTTGCCCGCACTCGGGATGGTCACTGCGATCTTGATGCCCGACGACCACGCACCTGCGTTCTTGGCCTCGATCCTGAACAGGTCGGCCACGGCCGAGTCCTTGAGCAGCAGGAAGCCCTTGGTCGGGGCGACGCCGAACACGCGCTGGAAGTACACGCGCGAGCCACCGTCCCGGAAGAACGTCTCCATCGAGTCGTACGAGGTCTGATACCCCGTGCGGCCCCCGTACTTGCTGGTGTACTCCGAGAACGAGCGCACCAGCGCTGGCGTGTCGGGGCCGTTCTCGGCCGTCCCGATCACGAACCAGGTGTCGATGCTGACAGGCGCCGAACGAGGCGGTGCCGCATCGACCACATTGACTTCGACACCAGGCCTCACTCCGCGACCTCCTTGAGAGAGCCGCTGTCCACCAAGAACTTGTTGTGCCGGTTCATTGGTAGGTCACGAAATGCGATCTGCTCGTCGGGCTGGAGCATGGTCCCATCCGAGAGGTCGATGGCGACGGGAGCGGCGTTGTAGTACATCTTGTCCGCGCCCTCGCCGGCCTTGGTGGAGTCCTTCTGTTCCTTGTCGCTCATTCACTCCTCCGCTTGGACTGCGATCTGTACATCGACGAGGGCACGACCCCACGGGTCTTCGAGCACCGGAGGCTTTGGCCCCAACTTGTCATTGATTAGCACGCTAAAGAAAGCTGTGCCAGCCAACAGCGAACGATTGTGATCCGGATCAACCAGTTCGTTGTACCGCTCATCGACGTAGATGACTTCCTCCACGATGCCCGCATCGAGTCCCAAAGACTGATACTGCAACATGAGATGGCGGATGCAGGCGGTGTAGTCCTCCGCCAGATCACGCGTGTCCGTCTGAGTTGCGGCGGACACTACGGTGCCAATCCCTACGCCGAATGGTAGCGTGTACATTGCCCTGTGTGCGTCTCCTCTCTTGCGCGGTGCGTCACCGACGAGGCCGATGCTGGCAACGACGATGCAGGGAAGCTGTTCCTCGACCCAGTTCGTGATCGTGTTCCGGCGCGTGATGCTGCCAGGAGGCGCGGTCCCAGGGAAGAACGTGTCAAGATATTCCATGACGTGCAGATCGAGCGTGTCCACGATCGCCCGCTCTAGCTGCTTGGCGCTAAAAGGTGTCACATGCGCCCAGTCATGATGTAGCGATTCAGGACTGCAACCCAGTGCCGCTGAGCGTTGGCCGGTAGGCGCATGAAGTTGCGACGCGGCATTCGACCGGTGCCCTCGATGTGGAAGATTGCGTACGGGATCGATGTACCAAGAACTACCTCGTCATTGCTGACTCGGCGGACGGCACCAGGCGCAGCACTATTCGTCAGCGAATCGACCAGCTTCTGATTGTACTGGAGGGTGCCATGATCCTTGCCGACGTTGACCTTGTGCTCCCACCAATCATCCGATAGCGGCGCCCACTCGGTGCCGGTCGATGCACCCTCGCTCGCGAACTGATCCTCCATCATCATCTCGAAGTCGTGCGCGATGTATTCCATGACCGGGTACAGATTGCGTGTACGGACGCCCATGCCGTGGAACGCGCGCACGCTGCGCTCCAGACCGATCACCGACACGTCAAGGCGCATGGTCATCGGGTAACACCGACGGCTAGCCGCTGCCCGTACATGGCATTCAGGTTCACGGCTAGCCGCCAGTTCCTTCGAGACGCCGGATGACATCGTTCAGCGTCCAGATCGATCCGTCGTTGCCGGTGACACCCACGCCCGCGATGTCGCCTACATTGAGCCAGACCCAGCCATAGCCGGGGAAGTCTCCTGTCGGAATGTCCTGGCTCGTGCCCGTAACGCTCGGGTCGTCCCCGATGGACGAGCACAGGGCTTCCTTCATGTACGTGTGCATGGTCTCGTACTCGGCATAGGCGCTGCGATCCTGCGCCACCTGCTCGGGAAAGTACGAGAGTTCGATCAGCATGGCCGTCTTCATCGCGACAACCAGCGACAGCGACTCGTGATACTTCACGGGCAGCGTGTCCGGGTCACCGATGCACGGGGCCATGTCTACGGCAGCGAATGCCATTAGTCGCCGCACTTCAATATCCGTAGGCCTGGTATCCGCCGTGAACATGCCGACCTCGCCACCCATGCGCGACTTGGTACGAGCACGCAGCAGCGCGGCGACATCTTCGAGCGACGGATACCAGACCTGTGTCATCACTACTCCTGATCCGACCCGGGATCGGTCTGTGTGGTCAGGTCTTCGGGCTCCTCGTCCTCGGGCGTGTTGCCCTTGGCCGCCTCCACGGAGGCGATGACGGCCTCCATCAGAGATACGAGGGACGTGCGAGGATCGTTGTTGGTCGTGACGTTCTCGGCAACGAGCACGCGCTGGGCGTCCCGTGCCGTGACGACGGCCGATGCGATGTCCTCTGGCGAGTTCGACTGCACGAACACGGCCAGCGTGTCGTCGCCGTACTCGGCTAGTGCGTCGTTCAGGGCAGGAGAGGCCAGCGGGATCGTTGCCGTCCCGCCGTACTCCGGCCCCATCAGGTCGGGGGTCGGCTGATCGTGGTACTCGACGAACGCACCAGCGTTCTTGCCCCGTTCCAGGTCGTACCCGCCGACGTCCACCACCGCGCCGCGCCGGACCCGACGAGTGACTCCCTCAGCGTCCTCGTACTGGAATCCGGCGTGACGGATGGTGACCTTCTCGCGGCCATCGGCCGGAGCGTCGGTGTCCTTCTTGCTCTGCCTGCGTGCCATGACCTACAGCCCCGTCAGCTTCTGGCACGCGTAGGGGTTGACGATGTACATGACGCCGCGCCAGGACGTCTGCGTCCAGTTGCGCTCCGTCTTCTGCTCCCGCCACGTCTCCGTGCCCATCGGCTTCTCGACGCGAAGCTCGCCCAGCTGGCCGCGAGCGACCAGGTAGGCGGTGCCCGCGACGACGCGGTTGGAGACGACCGGCGTCAGGCCCACCGAGGACAGCATCGCCTCGTAGCGATCGCCGTACGCGATCACGAGTGCCGTGCGCTGGGCCGGGTTCATGATGAGCGTGTCGAACACGATCCCGAGTTCCAGGATGTCCTGCTCCAGCTGGGCGTTCAGGAAGTCCGCCGTCGGCCGCAGGGTGGGCAGCGTCGGGCTGTTGCCCTCCAAGATGACCGCGTCCCAGTCGTGCCCGGCCATGTCGTGCGCCCCGCCGCCTGCCGTGATGGCCGCTTCGAGGATCTGGATGGCCCGCTGATTGAGCTTGCGGACCATGGTGTTCGCAAGCTTGCGAAGCTCGCGCTGGTACACGGATGCCTGGTTCCGCTCGACGGCCTCGTCGGGGATCCAGATCTTGCCGCCCCACTTCTCGACCAGGGCGACCTTCGGGATGCGGCGATCCGCCGTGATGACGGGGAACTCCGCACCAACCTCGACCTGCTGGACGTCGCGCTCGGAGTACAGTTCGTTCACCGTCGGCTGGTCGTAGACGACGGCCCCGCCGGTGACGCCACCGGCCGAGTTGAACAGGTACTCCAGCAGGAACGACTGCGCGGTGATGTCGGAGAGGAAGCGCGTCACGCGCGTCGGGTTCTCCACCATCATGTCCACGGTGATGTCGCTACCCGTGACGACGGGCGGCCCGAGTGGATGCTGTGCGACTGGCATGTTCTCGCCTCCTTCCTAGAGGTTGATGGCGACGAAGCAGGCTTCGTTCGTCAGCGCGTTGGTGAGTGCGACTCCGGCCACGATGCCGGTGCCGAACGGGACTGCCTTGCCCGCCGCACCGACCTCGACGGCCTGGCCGCTCTGGATGGCCGCCCCTGCCGTGATGGGGACGACCTTGTTGCCGCGTACGACCTTGCGCGTGTTGCCCTGGACGGCGTCACCGTTCAGGACGCCGATGGGCCGTGCCGCTGCTGCGGCCTGGACGCACTTCTGGAGCCCGGTCGTGATGTCCACGACGTTGTTGGCCTTCGGTGCGACGAAGGTGCAGCCCGCGATCGTGGCGTCCGCGACCATGGTGATGTCATCACCGGGCTCGAACAGCGCGATGCACTGGTTGGCGAGGGCCATGACTACTGCACCTTCCCGTTGCGGGCCGCCACGACGGCCTGCTCCGACTCGGTCAGCCAGCTGCCCGGGTAGGTGCTGGCCGCGACGGTCGTCTCCTCGGAGCCGCCGATCGACCGCTGCTCCACCGGGATGACGTTCTCGGCAAGCACGTCGATGATGGCCTCCGTCCCTGCCGCGTCAGCCGCCCAGAGCTTCTGGAAGTGCTCGACCTGGGCAGGGGCGAACTTGCCCCGCTCGACGGCTGCCGCGATCTTGGTGTCGCGGTGCCGATCGAGCTGGACCTTGCGGGCCTCGCGACCGGCGGCGACGCCGGACTTGAGGTCGTCCAGGACGGCCGTCGGGACGAGGCTCATGCCATCGGGCACGACGAGCGTCGTCTTGGCGGGCTGCGACGGGTCGTCCGGACCCGTGCCATCGCCCTGCTTCTCGGCACCGCTGTCATCGTCGCCGTCGTCCAGCGTCTCGTCGGTGTCGTCGTCGTTCTCGTCCTCGGGGTCGGTCTGGCCGGGTGTCCTCGGCTCCTCGACCGCCCCCGCTGCCTTCGCGTCCTTCTTCTTGGACGGTCGGCGAGCCTTGGTGTCCGGCATGTCGTTCTCCCTCTGTCGGTCGTTGGGCCGCGACTCCGCTGCCGTTGCGAAGACCACGACCATCGCTCCCTCGGTATCGGCCGCGTCTGCGGCGACCGCCACGTCTTCGTACACGATCTTGACTTCCTGTGGATCGCCCCACTCGATGCTCTCGCCCGAGATGGTGTAGGGGACACGGTAGAGGTCGCCATCGTCACTGTCGCAGATCACCTGCGACGGATCCAACTGTACCTCGCGCACCCACCACCAGAGCTGATCCCCGGCCGCCACGTTGTCGTAGAAGTCGCGGCGAAGCTGCTCGACGCTCACGGCCGCGTCCAGGCGCGGCACTGGCTTCCCTCCCTTGTAGTTTGCCAGGACGACACCATCGGGAACGTCCTCGGTGGTGTAGAGCGCTGCCAAGTCCGGCAGCGTACTCACTCCGGGCATCGACACGCCGAGCAGGCTCAGCGCACTCAACACCAGTGAATAGGTCTTGCCCGAGTTGGCCTTGAAGCTGAATAGCCCCTCGACCGATCGGTTCGGGAATGCTGTCTCCCAAATCTTGTCGAACCAGGACGGGACGCCTGCGATATCCGCATACAGCGTCATCTCATCCAGTTCGTAGTTCGTCAGCGTGCCGAACACGGGCTCCTCGGCAAAGGTCACCATGTTCTCAGGCGCATCGTCGCCCCAATGCCCTACCTTGAGGCGTGCCGAAGGGACATGCGGATCATCCTGGCTTGCGATGATCGCCTGCAAGTCCTCCAATGTGAAGGTCGTCTCGCCCGTGGACAACGGGAACGTGCCGACCTCAAGGATCGGGACACGGTGTTTGGTGATGAAGTCAGGCACGGCGAGTGGGCCTCCGAGGCCCCGGGACGCGGCCGTTGGACGGCGCACGGAGGGCCGACGCACGGACGGCGACGTCGGCTGGAGGAACGCTGACCGGTCGGCCGCGCCCCGAGGCTGTCGAGGGGGAGCCATTGCTAGACGGCGCGGGTGCCGTCTCTTGTGGAGCAATGGTCCGCGAAGGGCTGTTCGGGTCGCGCTGGGGCAGATTCCAGCGCTTCCGGATCCAACCCTCCGTCTCGTCATCGAGAACCAGTATCTGACTCTCGAACAGAGCGATCAGGTCAGCGACCGCCAGATCGGGGTCTTCGTCGCGCTCGAACCCGATCATGGGTGCGTTCGCGTTCGGCCCCGAATTCCAGTCGGTGTAGTCCTCTAGCATGTGAGCGTTGAAGGTGTCGCGGATATCCTCTGCCAGCGACATCTGGCTCAGGCTAAAGAAGTCGATGAACCCTTCGCTCAGAGCGCGCGAACCATAGGACGTCGTCCCTAGCTGCGCGAACATTTGGAGGAACTTGCGAGCGGTCTGCTCGTCCTGGTAGCGGATGGAAGCGAGCACGTCCGACACGGTGCCCTCGACGCCCTTGAGCGTGAGGTCCATGCCATCGGTCAGCGTGCCACCCGAGAACTCGCCCGCCTTGTAGCCAGAGGCGATCTTCTGCGCTGCCTCGATCTGCTGCTTGGATGCGCGTGTCGGCAGGGTCACGATCGGCACGCCCATGCTGTTGCGCTCGTGCCGCAGGATATCCAGGCGCAGGAGACGATCCTTGAGGAGCCAATTCTTGTAGACCGACCGCAGCATCGAGCGACCGAGCCAGTTGGCCCCTTCCTTGTCGTTGACGTACCCGACCAGGCGGTTGACCGGCAGCTTGCGGATGCCCGTGGGATCGTTGGCAGTGTAGATGCCCGCTTCCTGCCCGACCCATTCCAGGCTGCCCTGCTCGCTAACCTTGACGTCAGTGATCGTCTTGGGATGGACATAGGCGAGCTTGCGCAGGCGCCACATGCCGCCGCGCACTTCGCCTACCTGCTCGAAGAAAGCATGGCCGTAAATCTTGCTCAGCAGTGCCAAGCGAACGTGCTCGCGCCAGTTGAACCTGTCGCGGGAGCGAGGAATGTCGGTCTTGGGCGCGTCGAGTACCGGCAGGCCGATGTCCTCGTGCGCTGCCTTGACCAGACGTGCCGGAGCGCCGTTCGGGTCGATGAACCAACGGTAGCGCAGGATCGGCAGGATCGTGCCCATCCATAGGGCATCGATCTGCGAGTCGGTGCGCATCTGCTCGTAGGTCAGGCGCGACTTGGGCCAGCGCAGTTCCGGCACGCGCTCGGCGTCGTTTGCCCACTCCTGCCAGTTGCCGCCCCACATATCGGTGCCCGGCACCCACGGAGAGACGAAGTCCTTGGACTGCTGCCGCTTAGAGGGAGCCGTACTCACCAGACTACCTCCAGGACATTGAATGGATCGCTCTGCCCGTAGTTCAGGCCGTCGGGCTCCAGCTTGCTGCGCGTGAGTGCCGAATCGATGGACTCGTGCTCCTCGGCCCGAATCATCGGCATCTCCTCACCGATGAAGGCCATCATGAGTGCATCGGCCTCGTCTGGCGAGCCCGCACGAGTGCGCTTGCGGTACTCATCTTTGGTCTCGACCTCGATCTTGTTGCGGCCGTTCATGCGCCACTTCAACTGCAACAGCTGGTTGATGAGGTCTTCGTCGTCGGGGAGACTGATCGTGCCTTCCTGGAAACGCTCGCGCAAGTACCAGAAGTCCTCGCTGCGCGCGTTCAGGAACCGCTCGGTGTCACGGGGCGTCCTACCTCCATTATAGCCGTAGAGGTCGAAGCCGTCGTGCTGCATGATGTCGATGACACCAGCGCCGACTCCTGCCTCATCCCCTACTGCCCGGAGTCCGACCTTGCCCCGCATGGCCTCCTTCATCATGTTCGACAACTCGACTAGATCGCCCGTACCAGTCTTGAACACTTCGCTCACATACCCACCACGTTGACGATAGCAAACGGAGCGGTCTTGACCGGTACGGGCGATGTCGAGTCCCATTACCCCAGGCTCACGCCCCGTACGCCCTGGAATCTTGCGACCCACGGCGTCGTACAGCCATGCGGGCGGGACGAGCGAGTCATCGGAGAAGATTGGAAACGCTCCGCGCACCTTGGAGGTGTAGAGCGGAGAGTTCTGCCCCCACCGGAGTTTCCTCTCCTCGACCCACTCTTTGGAGAGCAGGAGGTCGCGCAGGTACTCGGGCACCCACTCGTTCGTGAAGTTTGGCGTCTCGAACCCGTCGATGCGGATGACGTTCCACCCGGAGTTCGCCTTGCAGACCGATGCGAAGTGCGACGATGGGTTGTCGGGGTTGCCGATCGCGAGCACGCGGCAGTACACGTTGGTCACGATCGTATCGACCGCATCCCACAGGTTTGCCGGAACGCCGTTGGCCTCGTCGATGAGCACGAGCACGTACTTCTGATGGATGCCCTGGAAGGCGTCGGGGTTGTAGTCGGCAGGCTTGCGGCCGTAGCCAACAATCTCGCCGTACTGCTTGCTGCCGAGGCGCCACACGCAGTCGAGCGTGACCTTGCCTTCCAGCCCACCCCTCGCGTGTGCGCGTGCTATCTCGCGCCAAAGGATGGCCTGTACCTGCGGCCAGGTCGGTGCGGTGCTGACGACGAATGCCGACTGCGGCGGATGCGCGTCGATCCACCATGCCGCAGCGCGCGAGGCGATGAACGACTTGCCCGCATCATGGCACGACTGGACGGCGGTGTAGCGATTGTCGCGCACCGATTCCAGAATCGTTGCCTGCTTCGACCAGACATATTCCCGCAGGACAGTGTTGACCCAACCTACCGGGTCTGCCTCCCAGACCGACGGCTGCGGGTCGAGACGTTCCGCTACCAGCGCAAGCGCATCGCTCAGCGCGCGGTCAGCGAATCCTGCCTTGCGGACATGCCGCACCATGTCGGTGCCGGTCATGCCGACCACGCCAGACTGGCGCCTGCGTAGACGCGATCGACAACCTTGCTGCCCATGTACACCGCGTCGGCCGCATTGAGAACCGTGCCGTCGATGGCATCGATGCGGGTGGTGATGTTCATCGTCAGCGGCAGGGCAACCTTGCCAAACGTCTTGCGCCGCGCCTGCGTGTCCGAGGCAAAGAGGGACTGCCGCGCCACGACGCCGAAGGTCTGCCGCTTGGCCTGCACTACCGCGCCGAACGTCACTGGCATATCGACGCGGCTGAATGCGTGCTTCTTGGCCTGCACCGCTGCGGCAAAGGTGAGCGGCAGCGCGACCTGGCCGAAGTGCGTGACCGGTATGTGCGCAGTAAGCCCACCGTGCGTGAAGATGCTGGCCGTGAGAGGCGTATTGGTATTGCTGAACGTCTTGCGCCTGGCCTGCGTCACCGCACCGAGCGCGAGCGGCATCGCTACCTGGCCAAATGTCTTGCGCAGGCCCTGGACGACGGCGTTGACCGTCGAGGGCCGCGCGACGACACCAAACGTCTTGCGCTTTGCCTGCGTGACCGCTGCGAACGTGGCCGGGAGTGCCGTTGCTCCAAAGTACGTCGTCGGTGCGGCGACGCCCTCCTGCAAGCCAAGGATGACTCCGGCCGACGAGGACATGGACGCGGCGCCCGTGAAGATGCACTCGGCTGCGGTGCTGGCCACCCCGTTGCGCGTGGCAACGTGTAGCGGCTGTCCGGTGTTGCCGTCGTACCGCTCGGTCCAGCCAGCGGTGACGCTGTTGACCAGGGTGCCGGTGTCCTCGGTGATCGCTGCCACCAGGAAGGATGCCGACGCTGGCGTCACCGAACCGGAGCGAGACGTCGTTCCTGCGGCCTGCGCCTGGACGATGTTATTGACCTCGACCGCCGTCGGCACCTTGATTCCAGATACCTCCATGATGAAGACTTGGAAGTATTCGCAGTTCGGCACATCGACCTGGAGCGAGTACGGCGAGCGGGCCGGAATGTTCAGCGCGTACTGGATCTGACATACGCCGTTGAAGGTCGTCCACGACCACTGATCGGCGCCCGGGAGCCAGGAAGCGTTGGCGTCGTTGATGTAGGGCCATCCCGGCGAATTGCTGGTGTCGTAGGCCGAGAAGCACGCGATCAGGGTGTTGCCAGCAACCGTCGGCGAGTCCAGGATGACCATGGTCACCTGTGGCCCCGTGCCGAGGAGGTTGATTGCCTTGCCCTGAACGAATGCTCCAGCCATGAGCTATGCGGCCACCGGAGCGATGCTCAGATCGACGTCGCCTGCCAAGATCGTGAAGTTGTCGCCGACCATGACGGTGCGCGCGATGGCGAGGTCGTCGGAGCCGAGGAAGGTGCCACCTGTCGATGCCGACCAGAACGAGACGTGCGTGAGCGTGCCCGCCGCCGTGAAGTTCGTCCAGTTGACGTCGGCCGACGTGGTGATCGTGCCATCGGCAGCAGCGGCAGAGAACGTGGCAGCCTGTCGCGTTGCATCGCCAAATGCGTTCGCCGCGCCCGCAGAGCCCGGGTCGCCAGTGTGGAGCTTGATGAAGAAGCCTGCCGGCTGCGTCCATGCCACGTTGCGGCATAGCGCATTCAGCATCGACTGTACGACACCAACTGCTAGTCCTGTTGCCATGCTCCCCTCCCCTACCCAATGATGACGTAGAGAGTGTGCGAATCCTTGATGGGCAAGGCATCGAACTCGGCCTGCGTCATCTCGATCCAGATACCGGGCGGCCCCGGAGGCCCGGGCGGACCTTGTGGCCCTTGTGGCCCTTGCACGACAGTCGGAGGATGGGTTACCGTGCTGCCGTTGCCGCGCACGAGAACATGCTCCGAGCCCTGGGTGTACTCCGATGCCCTCATGGCACGGGCACCGCGACGGGCATGAAGGCTGGGAAGATCGAGACGGCGCCCCGGAACACTTTCTCCGACCAGTCGGGTGTCGGAGGCGTGCCGAACGGGTACAGGTAGTCCAGTTCGTGCACGTACATGCCCGGCGTCCAGAGTTCCGTGACCATCGAGGGTATCTGGACGGTGATGTTCGGCAGCGCGTCCGAGAGCATGATGATGTCCAGCTCGCCGGGGTTGCCCTCGTCAGCGATGAACATGGGGTCGCCAGGAGGGTCCATCGGCCAGGGGTAGCGGCGAATGACGTAGCGCACGCGCGTGGCCTGGGTCATGACCGGCACAGGGGAGCCATCGACGTTGACGTAGGAGAACTGGTGGTAGAAGACTTGGCCAGCGATGAGGCTCAGGTTGAGTTCAGCCGGTAGCATCCTCGTCCTCCTCATCCATGTCCTCTGCCTCCACGACCTCGGCATCGACCGTGATGGGGGCTTCGGGAGCGGGGAGCCGACCGCCTTCCAGCAGCGCCAAGTGCTTTCTAACGATCGGCCCCACCGCAGCCTGCTGATCCCGATTCAGCCGCAGGTCTGCCAGAACGCCTTCGAGGACTGCGACGATCGGCTGGCTCAGCTTCTCGGCGAGGCCCGTCTGACGCTCGCGGAAGTCCATGTCGATCATGCTCTTGGCGGTGCGGGTCAGCCTGTCCCGCTCCTGCCCGAGCAGCCGCATTGCCACACGGCCCTCAGGTGTTGCCTCCAAGTCCCGCAGCGGCATCTCGGCTACCAGCGCTGTGAGGACGGCGATCGCTGATTGGCTCTGGGCCAGTTGGCGCTCTAGCGCGTCCTCGGGATCAGTGGGGGCGCCCCGGTACAGGTCGGCCAGGTACACGCCCTGCTCGCGTGCTGCGACGATCTGGTGTGTGGCGCAGTAGCCGACGCCAGCGTGCAGGGTGCCTTGGCCTGCCTGGTTGCGACAGACCGTGCCCTGAGATGGTGAGACTGGAAAGCCGCAGAGCTGACTGGTGGGATCAGTGGACTGCGGCTCCCAGCCGTACAACATGACATCGGGAGCGACGCCATACAGCGACTTCCGGCGCTGCTGTTCTACCTTGGTTAGACCTTCGTCCTCGTCGGGAGCTACATACGCCACCTTCCTCCGGACATGGAAGCGGGCATTGCCCTGCTCCTCGGGGGATAGCTCCGCCTCGGCTGGGTTGGTCGAGTTGGAGGCTATCGGGCGGGGAGCGAGGCGTCGAGCCACGCCCGGAGTGTACGCCCCTCGCGCGAGCCTGTCAATAGTGGATGCGCGTTTCCCCTGCTAATCAGCATCTTCTGACACCGTCTCTGGGGCTCCGAATCGCCACTTGAGCCCCTGATAGGTGCCGAAATCGTGCCGCTTGAGGTACACCAACAGGTGCCGTAACGCGTCGCGAGCGTGAGGCTGCGCAGGGGCCAGAGTGAGGTCATATAGCTTGGGAAACATGGCCTTGATCCGTACATCGGAGAATGAGGCCATTTCTGAGGCTTGTTGTGGGAAAAATGTGGGCATTTGCACGGGTTTTCGGCCCGATTCCATCACTCCGACCATGTATCCGTGGATAAAGACCGGGGATAGGGCCTTTTGGGCCTCTGCGCCCACCAATCCGTGCCGGGAGGGCCTGGCGACGTACTGTTCGTACACGATGATGGCGGGATTGCCAGCGGGACTGAGCCCGCGCAGTTTGGTAGCCAGTTCCCGGTGCTGCTCATGGGTGTATTGGTGGACTTGGATGATCTTGCTGGGCGCAACATTGGTGCAGATCGCCACCAATCCCGTTGTGCGACCTGGATCGACCGCAACGATGTTTTGGAGGAGAACTCCATTCTCGCTGGGTTTCTGTGGGGAACGTATGTTCGGACGTCTCGGTTTTTGACTCATAGAGCGAGATTAGACGGTCTGTCGGCCCGTGTCAAGGACGACTTTTTGGCAGGTTTATGGTTGCAAGGTCGGGATAGCGGTTTTGCAGGGGTTTTGTCTCACCCTCGCGCGTATGCGCGTGCGCGCTGGTATGCGCGTCCCCCCGCACAGTAGAAAAACGTATAGAGATAATGACTCATGATACGTCCTGGGAACATATGTTCGGGTGTTCTCTGGTCGGCCTCGGTTTCTGGCTGTGGCGGCCTGTCCTTCTACGCGATAATCTCTACCGCGCGGGGGGATGCGCATACGCGCGAGGGAGCGCGCCAATGAACCGTGGTAAATCCAGCTAAATGAGCCCGATTTGGCCGCCCTGCGCGTTGCCAGCCAAGCGCGGCGAAAATTTTTGCAAAATTCGGTGGTCGCGCGGCCTCATTTCGCGGATCGGGGGAGGCCGCCTCCGGCCTCCCCCGATTTCTGCCCGCGAAGGGGGCGCTAGCGCCCCTTCCGGCCCGGGCGACGCGGTGCCTTGACCGTAGCCGCCTCCGGAGTGACCCCCTCCGCAGCGGGCTTCGCAGCCCCCTTCGCGGGCTTCGGCTTCGCAGCCCGCGTGCGGGCGCGCTCCGCGCGCTCCGCCTCCGCCTGCTCACGCGCCTGAGCCGCAGCCCCGCGCGCCCGGTAGACCGCGGTCGGAGCGTTGACGCCGGAGCGGTT